GGGAGGGACGTCCCCCGGGGGTCCCCCGGGATTTGGGGGGAGGTCTGACCTGGGGCTTTGTGTGGTCTCCCTGGAACTCCCCCCTTGATCGCGGGGGAGTTCGCTTTCAAGATCGCGGGGGAGGTTCGGGGGGAGGTCATTTCGGGCATCCTGTGCCTCGTCGAAAGAGCCCCGGCGCTTGCGGATCCGCACCGCTTCTTCGATCTTGTCCTTGCGCATCTGGATGCCGTACTCGGCGCACCACTTGATGACACGGGGGCTGCCCCACGCCATCGACACGTGAGCCCTGTCGAGGACGCTGACGAGCCACTCGGGCGTGCCCTTCACCAGCTCGGCCGGACGGTGGTCGAGGGACTCCAGGACCACGGACGTGACGGGCCGGCCGTCGGGCTTGGCCTCCCCGTCGAGGGTGACGACCTTCAGACCGAACTGGATGTCGCCGGACTCCTCGTCGTCCTTCTGCTTGCCGACCTTGACGGTGACGATGATGTTCTTGGCGTTGTCGCCCTTCTTGCTGACGTGCAGCTCGGACTGCAGGGCACCCTTCGCGGAGGAGGCGCCGCGGCCGTGCTCGCCGACGTGGCCGGTGTGGTGGATGACGAGGACGCAGGCGCCGGTGGCGCGGCGGAGGTCTTCGATGCGCTCGATGACGACGCCGACTTCGGTGTTGGAGTTCTCCTCGACGCCGACGGACACGCGGGCCTGGGTGTCGATGACGATCATCTGCGGCGACAGGCGGCGCATCGCCTCGATGAGGGTGTCCCACTCGGGGCCCATGGCCTGCACGGGCCGGGGCAGGAAGAGGACGTTGTCCATCTTCAGCCCGTGGTGCTTCTCCCAGGCGCGGACGCGTTTGCGGATACCGCGGGCGCCCTCGGCGACGAGGTAGACGACGGTGCCCTGGCGGACGTGGTGGCCGTGCCAGTTCATGCCGGTGCCGACGTGCCCGGCGAGGTCGATCGTGACGAAGGACTTCATGTGCCCGGACGGGCCGATGATCCGGGCGAGGGAGTCGAGGTGCAGGAGGTCGCCGACGAGGGGCTCCAGCGTGGGCATGTTGTCGAGGCTGGAGGCGTCGAGGAGTTCGGCGAGGAGGGCGTCGGCGGGGTCGCCGGAGCGGCCGGCGGCCCGTTCCTTCTGGCGTTGGAGGTAGTCGTCGATGAAGGTGACGGCGCGCCCGGGCTCGGCGTCGGGGGCGGTGGCCTGCTGGACGATGCGGCGGCCGAGGTCGGCCTCGGCGCGCAGGTCGGCGTCGCGGCGGACGATGTGCGCGTGGTACTCGGCGTCGAGGGCGTAGTCGCCGAGCTGGTTGATGTAGCCGAGGCCGCCCGCGCGCCGGAGTTCCTTCCGCTTCTCCAGCTCCAGGCGGAGCGTGAGTGGGGTGATGGGCTGCCCGCCGTCGTGGAGGTCGCCGATCACGTCCCAGATGAGTTCGTGTGCCGGGAGCGCGAAGTCGCTGCGGGTGATGATGCCGCGGACCGTGGGGATGGCCTTGGGCTGGTGCATGCATCCGCCGAGGACGTACCGCTCCGCATCGTGCTGCGCGGGGGCATCCTGGTCCGCCGGCTGGTGCGGGATGTGGCGGACGTTGTCCACGGGCGTTCTCCTAGAACAGGGTGGTGGGCTCGGCGGGTGGGCATCGGTGGTCGGCGACGTGGACGCCGTGTGGGCAGTCGGGCGGGTGCCAGGGGTCGAGCCACAGCAGGCGCTGGACGCCGAGGCTGTTGGTGCGCAGGCACCAGATGAGCCGGTTGGGTTCGCGTAGCTGCCGCTGCTGCTCGGGGGTGAGCGGGGTGAGGTCCGCGGTCACGTTCAGGGCGGCCCGGTTGCCGACGAGCTGCTTGATGACGGGCGCCCGGCACGCGGGGCAGCGGGAGTTGGCGCCGCCCCGCGGCCGGGTGGTCATCACGCCTCGCTGTTTGCGCCGACGAGGAGCCCGGAGCCGTGCTTGAGGACGTCGTTCGCCCGGGTGACGTCGGGGTCGAGTTCGGCGTCGAGGGTGCCGCCCTTGGTGCGGAGGCGGTACAGGCCGCGCTGGAGTTCGCGGAGCCGTTCGTCGGAGAAGTCGTCGGGGGCGATCTCGATGCCGACGATGCGGACCTTCACGGAGGGGAACTTGTCCTCGTCGGGGCCGGGTTCGGTGCGCTCGGCGTGGGCGAGCTCCACGACGGCCATCCAGCGGCCCTTGCGCTGGCGGAACATGTCCAGGGCGTGGTCGGCGAGGGCGTCCTTGACGTCCTCGAGGACCTTGCTGTCGAACTTCACGTCGGGCATTGGGTGCCTTTCTCGATGGGTGTTGCCGGGTGTTGCGGTGTGGTCCCGGGCCCGCCCTCAGGGGGGAAGCGGGCGGGCCCGGGTGGCGGCCGCGGCGTGGGGGACGCCGTCAGGTCGGCCGCCGGTCAGGCGGTCAGGAGTCGGGGGTGGCTGGCGCTTCGGCAGCGCGCTGCATCTGGTCGTGCAGGGCCTCACCGACGGCGGTCACGAGGTAGTCCCGCGACTCAGGGCGCATCCCGGGGTGGAAGGCGAAGTGCACGCGCACGATCGGCTGCTCTCCGGCTTTCCACGTCAGCTCGTGCTCGTCCGGCTCCAGCCCGTCGGCGCCGAGGTTGACGGCCCACTGGGACACGTCGGCCGCGTGGCTGATCAGCTTGTGGATCTCGCGCTGCGCCTGGTTGTAGGCGTTGCCGTCGTCGTGGTTGTACGGCAGCAGCTCCCCCCACGTGCTGCCTTCCCGCTCGAAGTCGGGGTCCTCGTCAATGACGGTCGACTGGACGTAGCGGTCCTCCATGCCCTCGCCGACGCCCATGAAGTCCGGGTCGTCGGTCAAGGCGGCGTGCTGACGGGCGGCCTCGGCGTGCAGGTCGGCGTCGGTGTACGGCAGCTTGCTCATGCGCTGGTTCCGTTCTGGTGGTGGACCGCGGCCTGGGCGGCGCGGTAGGTGGTCGGGCTGGACCGGCGCTTGCCGGAGGCGACGGCCCGGTCGTCGTGGACACGGGAGTCGGACAGCGGTGAGGGGGTGGTCCATGCGCCGGCGGGCATGCCGGGCCCGGGCTGGACCTCGGGCAGTCCTCGGAGTGCGTTCGGGGTGTGGGCGGGGCAGCACGGGCCGGTGAGGTACGGGCGTACGTCCTTCGTCGTCGCACAGTGGCGGCGGTCGGCGCCGATCCAGTGGCCGCACTTCATGCCGCCGCCCGGGTGCTGCTCTTCGAGCGGTCGGTGAAGCGGCGGCGCTTCTGGCGGAGTTCCTTCTGGCTCATGCCGCCCCAGACGCCGTTGCGTTCGCCGGTCTGGATCGCCCAGTCGCGGCATTGGGCGGTGACTGGGCAGGTGGCGCAGACCTTCTGGGCTTCGTGGACTTGGGCGCGGGAGTGGCAGCCGTTGGCGAAGAAGGCGCGGGAGTCCATGCCAGCGCAGGCGGCGGCGTCGAGCCAGTCGAGGTTGGGGATCATGCCGCCACCTCCGCCCGGTGGAGGACGGCCCGCAGCCGGGCCCCGATCCAGGTCCCGACTTGCGGGGAGACGGCGTTACCGAACCCGTCGACCTGGGCCCGGGCCGTGCCCCAGACCTCGAAGGTGCCGCGGTAGTCGTTGAAGGTGACGTCGAAGCCGCAGCCGCGACCGATCTCGTACTCCCGCATCATGCGGAAGTAGCAGTCCTCCAGCGGCAGCTCGGCGAGCGATGCCCGCCACTGCGCCGTGAGCAGCGCCGTGGTGTCGTGGGCGGTGATCGTGCCGAGCGGATCGGTCAACGGATGGGGCGCGGTCTCATTCCCGGTGGAACCGTTCTGCTTGTACCAGCCGGCGGCCGTGAGGACCCCGGGAATCTGGTCCGATGTGACCGTCGGCATCGCTTCACCGGGCCCGGTCGGCAGGGTGTTCTTCCGGAACGGGATCACGCCGGATGACACAACCGCGAGGGTCTCCGAACCGACCTGGGTTGGCAGCGGCTCGTGCGCGCCGCGCGGCCCGCCCTGGTAGTTGTCCACCGCGAGCGCCATCGGCGGAGTGATCAGCCCCGTGGTGTTCGTAGCTGTCTGAGCCCACAGTGGCTGGTCGAAGCCGCGGCTACGGCAGTTGGACCCAGGCCGCTCGAACGTGTTGCCTGCGGCCGCCATGAGGGCGCCGGTGGACAGGATCGACGTCTCCTGCTGGCTTGTCTGCGTCGCCAGTGGCTGCCATGGGTGCTTCTCGGAGCCGTGCACGCCCTTGGCCGGCATGAGGACCGCGGGGAAGTCGGCGAACCGGGCCCGGCAGCGCTCGGCGCGGGCCATGGTCGACCGGGCGAGCGGGCCGACGAAGCCGTCCTTGAACGTCTTGACCGGCTTGTCGCCGATGCGCGTGCCGAGATCGGTCAGGTCCAGGGCGGCCAGCGACGGCGTCATCGACGGGACGACCGGGCGGCGGCAGCTGGGGCAGCGGTACTCGTACTGCTTGCCGTACATCACCGTGCCGGATTCCGGGATGCCGGTCTTCCACGTCCACACCGCCTCGACGTGCTTGTCGCAGCGTCCGCAGTGCGACACCGGCCGGTGCTCCAGGTCGGGCGCGGGCAGGGACTTGTCCCAGAAGACCCAGTAGCCGCGGTCACGGGACTGCGGCACCCCGAAGAACTGGCTGTTGAGGTACAGCACCCGGTGGTGGTAGCCCAGCAGGTCGAACTGCTTGAGCCAGTACCGATAGGTGCTTCCGTCGCCGACCTTCTTCCGGCCGGGCAGCGCGGGCCCCCACGAGGTGAGCTGGGTGGTGCACTCGACGAGGATGAGCCGCGGGTGGTGCTTGGCGGCGTACTGCAGGACGCAGTTCGCGGTCGCCCGGTCCCGCTCGGACCTGGTGACGCGCGCCTCGTAGTCGGGGTCCTCCAGCTCGAACAGGCTGAGGCCCTGCTCGTACGCCCGGATCGTGTTGGCGAGCGAGTGGTTGACACAGCTCACTCCGGCGGCCAAGAGGTCAGCCGGGGGGAGGTCGCGGGCCGAGTGGTAGTCGGCGGCGTCAGGGTCGACCAGGTCGGCGATCCAGTGCTCAGCGTCGGGGTGATTCCGCTCGTGGACGCGAACCTTGTACTCGTTGTGGTTCGCGGCCATGATCGTGGTGAACCCGGCGTCCCCGATGCCCTTGGTGAGGCCGCCGAAGCCGCTGAAGAGATCGACGGCGGTGAGGTCGTCGTGGCGGAACCGGCGCCGTCTGGTGGCCGGCCGGTGCGTGGCCGTGCGGGGCAGCTTCTTGGACGGACGGGCCATCACTCGGCCCCCGATCCACCGTGCGCGGGGATGGCCTGCAGCGGCCACGTCACGCCGTCCAGCGCCCTGCGGTGCGTGTCCGGCAGGACGGCCAGCGGGTAGCCGAGCCAGTGCAGGCCCATCGCGGCGAGCACGGTCGCGTCGGCCTGGTCGTAGCGACCGCGGCCCTCGCACGGCACGCCGTACCGCGCGATGACGGCGTCGCGGACCATGCCCTTGCACACGCGGTGGCGCTGTGACTTCGGGTAGTCCTTCGCCGGGTTGGCGACGCCGCAGGCGTAGATGATGCGGTGCTGCGGCGGGCAGACGGCGTACGGGATACGGCGCCGCCACAGGTCGTGCTTGACCAGGCCGCGCAGGTAGGTCATCTCCTCGACGCCGGGCCGGTAGGAGAGGGACATGGCGGGGCCCTCGATGACGACGAGGCTGGTCTCCTCAGGGATCTGCTCGCGGATCGCGCGGCGGTGGAACTCCAGCCGGTCGTGTCCGTCGCGGTCGCCGGGGATGAGGGCTTCGGCAGTGGTGCCGGTGCTGATGCCGGTGCAGGTGAGGGAGAGGTCGAGGCCGTAGACGGTGGGGGTGTCGAGGGGCCGGGGCCCGGCCGCCAGGACGGCGGCCGGTGCCTCGGTTTCGAAGAGGGTGGGCGTGCTCACTGGTCCCCCTGACGGTGCTCGGTGTTGGTGAAGTCGCGGCGGCAGTCCAGGCACTGCACGCCGCCCAACGCGAAGCGGACGTGCAGCGTGCGGCGCCGCTCGATCGGGCAGCGGGCTTCGAACTGGTCGAGGGCCTCGATCGGCCGGAGCAACTGGCGCGGGGCCCGGTGAAGGCCATGACTGCGGGCGGGCAACGCGCGGGCAATGAGCGTGAGCCCGACCATCACGGTCATCGCAGCGAGCGCCGCGGCGGCGATGAAGGTCACGTCCTCACCCCCCGCCGGCCCTCCGCTGTCGTGAGCCGCGCTTCCAGCGCGCGGCACCGGTCCAGGGCCCGGCGCAGCTCCACCGCCGGGTGCTGGGGCCGCCCGGACGCGCCGTCGACGGGCCGCTTCTCCAGGTCGGCGGGGGCCGTCCACGCGTCGTGCGTCTTGGCGCGGGCCTCCCAGTTCTCGACGGCGCGGCGGTCGTCGTCGCTGAGGGGGGCGGGCTGCTGGTCGGCGAGCTGCTTGAGACGCTTGCCGAGTTCGGTCACTTCGCCTTCGAGGCGCCGGTTGTCGGCGTCGGCCTGGGCGAATTGGCGGGCGGTGGTCCTGGCCGAGGCCCGGTATGAGTCCCGTTCTTCGGCCAGATGGTCGCGGCAGGCGCGCTGCCGGTCGATCTCCGCCTTGAGTGCGGCCACCTCAGCGTCGTGGGCGGTGCGCAGAACGAACGGCCACTTCATGAGGTCTCACCCCCGCGCTGGTGCGGGATCAGCGGCCACTCGGTGCGAACGCCGTCGGCCTGGTGCTCCTTGCCGGGGGTGCGCCGGAAGTACGCGGCCAACGAACGGCCCTGCGCCTCGGCCCACTTGATCTGCGCCTGGTGCAGGTCGTCGATGCTCATCGCGCCGAGCTGGGGCACCGTCGTGCCGAGCCGCCAGGAGACGCGGCATGCGGCGATCGCGTCGGCGTCGGCGGAGTGCGCGCCGTCGAGCCGTACCTCGTAGTGCTGGCACAGGTCCGACAGCGTGCGCTTGCCCTTGCGGCGGCTGACCTGCTTGTCGAGGACGCGGGGGTCGATGACGCGAAGATCGTCGCCGACGATGTCGGTGAGGGGCTGCACGTTGTGGCGGCGAGCCTCCCTGTCGAGCATCGTCAGGTCGAACGAGGCGTTCATCGCCACGACCGGGAGCCCGGCGAGGACCGACTCGGCGAGCCCGGCCACGACCTGCTCGACGACCTCGGCCGCCGGCCGCCCCTCAGCGCGTGCCCGTTCGGTGGTGATCCCGTGGACCTTCGCGGCTCCCTCAGGGATCTCAACTCCTGGGTCAGCGAGCCAGCTGAAGGACTGGGTGGGGTTCCCGCCGCCGCATTGGACGAGGCAGGCGGTGACGATGCGGTCCTGTTCGACGTCGACGCCGGTGGTCTCCAGATCAAAGCCGCACAGGCGGCCCTCGAACCAGGCGGTCATGCGACCTCACCCGCCTTCAGCGCGGCGAGGAACGTCTCCAGCTGGCCGACGGTCGCTGACGAGGGGTGCAGGCCACCGTGCCGTTCGGCGAACGCGGTCTCGACCTTGTCCGTGGTCCAGCCGAGGGGCCCGGCGGCGGCGATGATCTGGAACCACACGTCCTGCGCGGCCGCGGGGTCGACGATCTCGGCGTCGACCACCTCGTCGTCGCGACGGTTGAACTCGTCGAGCTGCTCCTGCGTGGCGTCGCCGTAGTCGGCCGGGTTGAGGATGCGTTGCGTGTCGTCCGAGTGCGGGCCCTCGCCGTCCGACCGCTTCTCGTCCGGCTTCTTCACCTCGGCGCCGAGCGCCGCCGCACGGGCGGTCAGCGTGTCCGCGAGGTTCTTGTCCATCTCCCCGCGCTCGACGGCCTGCTCGTACAGTGCGCGCACGTCGGCCGGGGTCTTCGCCTCGGCGGCGAGCGCGGCGTAGTCCGGCCGCCCGGAAGTGATCGCCACGCGCTCCGGACCGGACGCGACCGCCTGCCGCGCGCCACCGGTGATCTGCCCGGCCATCAGCGCGGCCGGGGTGATCTCCACGTCCAGCGTCGGCACCTTGAAGCGGGCCAGCTTGTCCTTGACGATGGCCGTCTTCTCTTCCATCCCGAGCCACCCGGCGACGTACCCGCCGGCCTGCGACAGCAGCTCGGCCGCCGGGGGCAGCGTGACGGCGGCGTAGTAACCCTTGGAGATGAGGAGCCACTGGCCCAGCGCCGGGACGTCGCGAAGCATCACGTTGACGCGGGTGGTCATGGCGCACTCGCGGTCGTCGGGGTCGCACATGCAGGGCCGGTCGGACTTGTGCTCGGTCTGGCCGTCGCAGCGGCGGACGCACTTCGATCCGGCGTACAGCTCGTACCACTGCGACACCGCGTCCTTCGGCGGGATCAGCACGGGGAGCCGGTTGGCCTGGGAGTAGACCTCGAACTCGGCGGGGCCGCCGTTGGCCGGGGTCCAGGGCTTGACCTCTCCGCCGTACAGCTCGGCGACGGCGGTGAGGATGTCGCGGGAGGGGCTGGTGAAGCGGAACTTGTCGAGCTTGGCCGGGCGGGTCTTGCCGTTGGAGGTCGGGACGACGTGGCCGAGGCGGATCTCGCCGAGCTGCCGCATGCGGCGCTGGAGGTCGATGATGGGCATCAGGCAGCCCTCTCTTCGCTGTTCGTGGTGGGGAGGGTGAGGGCGGGGCGGATGACCTGCTTGGACAGTCCGGACGTCCACTCGGCGTTGCGCTTGACGGTGAGGAAGGCGTCGAACACGGCGTCGTCGGCGACGGCCGGGATCAGCCGATAGCCCTCGGGCCGCAGGTGCAGGACCACGCCAGCCCAGAACGTGCGCGGCATCGGGACCTTCGTGCCGTCCCGCAGCCACGCCACCCGGGCCTTGCGGTACGCGGCCATCTGCAACGAGGCCTCGGGGTAGACGCCCTTGACGTCGAGTTCTCCGCCGGTCTTGGTGTCGCCGCAGAACACGGTGTCGCTGGGGACTTCGCAGTCGAAGTACGCGGCGAGCGCGGCGGCGATCAGAGGGGAGCGGAGCAGGTAGTCGAGGGTGCCGGCGTAGCCCTCCTCCTCGTTGCCCACGACCATCTCGGAGGCCTCGAAGGTGACTTGCCACTCCTCGACGAAGCGGAGGAAGTGGTCGAGGAACGGGGCCAGTTCGTCGTCGGTGAGCAGCTCTTCCGGCATCGGCGTGCCGAGCACGTGGGCTTCGACGAGCCGGTGGACGGCAGTGCCGATGTCGGCGCGCTCGTCCTTCTTGCGGGTGTGGGCGCGTCGGAGCCAGTCGTACGCCTCGGTGCGGCGTTCGGGGTGGAGGCTGCTGCTGACGAGGTACGGGAGGTTGTTCATCGCCGTCTCGGCGGTGATGTTCCCGGCCCAGAAGGTGAGGGCGTCGCCCTTGGAGCAGCCTTGCTCGAGGATGGTGGTGACGCGGCGGAGCTTGAGGTTGGTGCCCTTGACGCGGTACCAGCCCTGGGAGGGCTTGGGGATGCGGTCGGTGCCGGTCGGCTCCTGCTTGGTGCGGGAGCGGCGGCCGGCGGCCGGGGCCGTGCTGGCCCCGGCGCGCGCGGTGGTCGTCATCAGGCGGTGCCGCCCTTCGTGCTGGTGGGGTTGTAGGTGCGGCGGCCGTTGATGTCGGCCGCGGTGAGGTGGCCGCTGCGGGCCAGGCCGCGAAGGTCCTTGCGGGCGGTGTTCCGGCCAGCCGTCGGCCACGGCGAGTCGGTCATGAGCTGCTCGGCGAGCTGGGTGGTGACGGGGCGGCCGTGCTGCCTTATGGCGGCGAGGAGGTAGGCGCGGCGGGAGAGTTCAGCCACGGCCCTCACCCGCTTCGGTAGCGACCGTCTTGAAGCCGCCCCGGGCCACAGCCCGGCGGACCGCGCTGGCCTGGTGCTCCCAGTACTGCCGGTCGTCATCGCTGAGGTTGTCCCAGCCCACGCCGTGCGACATGAACCGCTGGTACAGCCAGGACGCCAGGGTGTCGGGAGTCGTGCCAGCTGTCGCGCGGCCGTTCTTCTCCGCCTCGGCGTACGCGTCCTGTTCATCGCGCTCGTGCTCGGCGAGAAGCTTCTGAACGTCGCCGAGGTCGCCGTGCTTGGCGACGGCGCGGAGCGTGGCGACCAGGCCGCGGAGCATGGACAGTTCGCCGTTGTACGCCTGCCCGTCGGCGGCGAGCACCTCGGCGCGGTAGGCGCCGAGCGCTGCGCGCTGCCCGTTCTGTGCCGGACCGGGTGCCGCGTTGTGCTGCATGATCGACAGGCACCAGTCGTAGGCGGACGGCCATGTGTGGCCTGCGTAGGTGACAGGGGCGCTCATGCGGCGGCACCACCTTCGCGGCGCTGCGCCGGGACCGACACGACCGGAGCGGACAGCACCTCCGCCTGACGAAGCCGATCCGCGAGCCGTGTCAGCGCGGGCCCGTTCAGCGGCAGCTCGTACCCGAGCGCGGTCGTCAGCTTCTCGACGAGCAGCTGCTCCGGCTCCCACCCGTCGTGCTTGTGGGCGCGGGCCTGCCCGCGGTCCTCGGCGACCTCCAAGAGGAGGTCGAGGAGGTCCGGGTTGTCGGTCAGGGTCTCGATCACGGCGATGAGGTAGTCCTCGACGTCGAGCATCGCGCCGGCCGGGGTGCGGCGGACGTACAGGCGGTACGGGCCGGTGACGGTCGGGCGGCGGAACAGGCGGTGCAGGATCAGGCGGATGCGGTTCATCGGGCCGCCTCCGTCCGCACCGCGTCGAGCAGCCCGAGCGCCCGGTGCACCACGTCCACGTCCGTCGCGTCCTTGCCCGCCAGAGCGAACAGGAACAAGGCCTCCTGCGCGGGCTCCAGCGCCTCGACGAGGAACTGCATCGGGCCGAATCCGGCCTCGATCTTCTCGGCGCTCTCGGTCCACGGGTTCATCGCCGGGCCCGGGGCGGCCATGTCGTCGCGGCGCTTGACGTGGGTCAGCTCCGTGGCGTCGTTGGTGGCGCGCCAGATGTCGCCGTGGGTGTCGAGGTAGAGGGCGTTGTTTTCGTACTTCATCGCGGGTCCCCCGTCGGGATGGTGAGGATGAGGAGCGCGGCCACCGTCAGCCCGGCTTCGCGGGCAGCCCGCCCGGCGGCGTGCTGCACGCGGGCGGTGGCGCGGTTGAGGTCGTGGCCCGCGTGCACGGCGGCCTGGTGGACGGCCGTGGCGGCGCGGCGTACCAACTCCGGCGGGCGGGTGCCGACCAGCAGCACCGGGATCGACCCAGTGGCGTACATGCCGGTGGCGAAGCAGAACGCGGCGGGGACGGTGAGGTCTTGGAAGGCGACCAACATCAGGCGCCACCTGCCTGGGTGGGCTCGTCCTCGCGGAGGGCCTGCGTCGGCGCGATCCGCCGCGTGATCCCGTCCGCGTTGGCGAACTCGACCAGCGTCGACGGGCTCGGACCGCACGAGTCCGGGTCCACCCGCTCAATCGCGTCGTCCCAGCCCTCCCGCCAGTCCGCGTTGTACAGACCGTCGTTGTCCGCCGACGCGCGCACCTTCTGCGCGTCCTCTACGACCTCGTGGAGCGCCTGAGCGCCGATCTCCTGCTGGAAGCGCAGGTAGGTGTCCTCGGCGAGGACGGTGCGGAGGTAGGCGTCTACCTCGGCGGGCGTGGCCGTGAACCTGGAGGGCGGCGCGGCCTCCAGCTCGGCGACCCGAGCCTCGGCGTCCAGCAGGCGGCGCAGCACCGGGCCCATCCGCTCACCCGCCCAGGAGACGAGGTTGAGGCAGAACAGGTCCTCCCACGTCGGGTGCTCGTGCTCGCGCCGGTCCCGCACGGACTCGGCGAGCTGCTCCACGAGTCGGTCGGTCGCGGACTTCGCGTCGCCGATCAGCTCGGCGACCTTGGCGCGCGCTCCGTGGCCCTGCTCCTGCGGCGCCGGGCCCACCGCCACCGGCAGCACATCCGCCGACCCGACAATCCCGTGCTCCGCCAGCTCCGGCAGCGTCGCCATCACAACCTCAGGGCACCCGCACACACCCTCCGGCGCATACAGAGCGATCCCCGACGACGTCACCGTGCGACGCGTCCAGCACATGCCGTCCCTGGTGTTCACCACCAGCGGCGCGCTCACGCGGACACCTCGCTCGCGTCCGCAGCCGCCTCCAGCACCGCAACCGCCGACTCCGTCGTACGGCCCTCGACGTCACCCCAGTGCGCCACATGCGTCTGCAGCCAGAACGGCTCGTGGTTCCACGCGGGCTCCCCGTCCACCTCCAGGCGGCCGGCCAGCACCTTCACCGCGAGCTCCGACAGCTCAGAGATGTAGTGGGGGTTGTTGCCGCCCGGCGACGCCACGCAGCGGATCGCCGCCACGATCGACAGCGGACGCTCGGCGTGCTCGGTCTTCGTCACCCGGTCGAACGGGTCGGGGCAGTAGTCGCCCTGGTGGTGGCCGTTCTTAGCGATCAGCCGGGCCGCCGCGCGGAACACCGCCGGCACAGTTGTCGGCCTCGCCTGCGACGCCTGATGCAGCGGGAGAACCCTGCTGCTGCTCTGCAACAATGTGGCCATCGGTGGCCTCACTTTCTGGTTGGTGGGGTGCGCCGGTCGCGGGGCCGTCAGCCGGGCAAGGTGGGCGGCCCTTCGGCGCGTTCAGGGGTGGATCAGGAGGCGGTGGCGAGCTGGTCCTGCTCGGCCATCCACGCCTCGACCGCGTTCAGGTCGAAGCGCCGGACCTCCTTCTTCTGGCCGGTCCTCTTCAGCCGCTTCACGGGCATCCCGGCCTCGATCCACTTCAGGACCGTCCAGTCGGAGACGCCGTAGTACGTCTCCAGCTCGGGCTGGGTCAGCAGGGGCAGCAGGCCGGCCGGGAGGGGGACGCGGCGGTCACTCTTCGTCGGCATCGGGGGTTGACCTTTCGATATTCGAAGTCGAAGGTGAGGGCATGGCAAAGAGATCCTGGAGGGGGGCGTTCGTCTCCTCGTGGAGCGCGGAGGCGACGAACCAGGCCGTCTTCAGTTCGCATGTGCTGCGAGCCGTCTTGCCCTGCCCCGCGAGCCGTCCGACGGTCGCCGGCGAGACGCCCTTCCCTGCCGGGTCCACCCTCTTCGTCGCCTTCGCGAGTTCGGGGATGGAGAGTCCGGCGCGGGCCATGGCGGCTCTGAGCGGGCGTCCGTCGTCCTTGCGGTGCAGTTTGGGCATGAAGGGACCTCGTGCCGTTGTGGCTGGATCGCCCCGGCTGGGGCGTCTTCGATATTTCTACTTTCGAAATCGAAGTTCGTCAACCATGTGGTTCCGAGTGGTTCCGAGTGACTCCGAGGGATGCGGATGTCCTAGCGTCCTTCGAATGAGTGTTCTATGGTGATGGCATATGTCGTGCACAACGGCGCGTAATGGGGAGTGCGCGCGCCGTCAACTTCACGCCACAGCTTCTACTTTCGCTTGCGAAAAGTAGAAGCCTTAGGACACCCTTAGCCCGTGGAGACCCCCCAGTCTGCGGCCGGCACCGAGCGCTTCGCCGATGTGCTCGCCAACCTCAAGCACGAGTACGGCGTCAGCGACAGCGAGATCGCTCGACGCCTGGACGCCCACGTCTCCACGGTCAATAACTGGGCGAACGGCAAAGCGCTGCCGCGCCAGAACGCGCTCCTGGGCCTGACCGCGCTCTTTCCCAAGTACAAGCGTCGCCTCTTCGAGGCCGCCGGCAGAAAGCCCACCGCGCCGCTGCCCCCCGACCGCCGCGAAGCTGTGCTCGATGTCTTCGACCGGCTGACGGAGGAGCAGCAGGAGATGCTCCTGATCCAGGCCCGCGCCGTGGCGGACAGCAACCAGCAGTAGCCGCTCCGCTGAAACCGGACCCAATCACTCAGCGTCGAGATCCGATCACACAATTCGCGCAGGGTGGTCGCATATTCAAAGAATCGGGTATACGGTCACTCGCACGGCCACTGTTCTCCCCCTTTGGCCAGCACACGCCACACGTGTAACTCGGGGGAGGACTGCCCATGTGCATCCGTGTCGACGCCGTTCCGCGTGCTCTGCTCGATGAGCCGTGGGATCCGCAGCGACAGCTGATCACCATCCCCAGTGAACTCCGCGACGAGTACGAGCTCCGAGCCGTACGCGTTGTCCTCATCGAAGTCGGCGTCCCCCAGCCCGACTTCGGTGCAGTCTGCTGGTGCGGGGAGCAGATCCAGCTCCCCGGTCACACCCCAGAGCAGCAGAGGAGCGAGAGGGTGATCAACGGTGCGTAAGACGAACACTGCCTCAACGGAAGCGAGGCATCATGCCGCGTAGGGCGTTGAACAACCCGCGGCAGATCCCATCGAAGGCATGCGGCTGCCCACGGTGCCTCAAGAAGTACCCGCCCGCCGACTACGGCGAGCGCCGGCCGCGACGCGACTGCATCGGCTCCTGGCAGGCCCGATACCGGGACCTCGCGGGGAAGCAGAAGGCCAAGAACTACACGATCGAGGAGGGCGGCAAGAAGGCCGCCGAGGCTTTCCTCGACGAGGTCCGCACGGCCGTACGGCAGCGGACCTACCGCGACCCGGAGCGCGGGAGGATTCTCCTCGGCGCCTGGTGGAAGGAGTGGTGGGAGGTCGAGGGCAAGAAGGGTGCGATCAAGACCCGCAACCGCAAGCACAGCCTGTGGACGGCCCACATCGAGCCGAAGTGGGCCGGATACAAGCTGATCGACCTGGAGTACATGGCCCTCCAGAAGTGGCTCACCACCGAGGTCAAGGGTCACCGGACCCAGACCCAGGTGAAGCAGCTGCTCGCCGCGCTCCTGGACGCGGCCGTCAAGGACGGTGAGCGGATCACCACCAACCCGGCCGCCCACCTGGAGGCCACAGCGCCGAAGCGCGCCAAGCACCCCGACGACCTGAAGCCGCCCACGGCCGCGCAGTACGCGCTCATCCACGCGGCGCTGCCGAAGTACTACCAGGTCATCCTCCGGGACTTCGCGTACGAGACCGGCATGCGGCCGGGCGAGTACGCGGGCCTGCGTCTCCACTGCGTCGACGAGGACGAGATGGTCGTCCACGTGCGGGAGATCCTCGTCCTCGACCGGGGGCGGTTGTGCCGGCAGGAGGCGCCGAAGACGGAGGCGGGGTTCCGTACGGTGCCGCTGACGCCGACGGCGATGGACGCGGTCCGGTTCATGGTGGAGAAGTGGAAGCCGAAGCGGACACGGTCGGCGGTCGGGGACGGCTACGACCTGCACACCGAGGAGTTGGTGTTCCGGGGCCCTCGCGGGGCCGCGCTGAACGTCAACAACTTGCAGCGGCCGTGGAAGGCGGCCATCACGCAGGCCGGTGTGGCGCGGAAGGTGCTGGACCCGGAGACGGGGCGTACGGAGTGGTGGCCGCGGCTGTACGAGTACCGGCATGACGTCGCCACCCGGCTGCATCACGCGGGCGTGGCCGAGGTCGATACTCAGGCGGTCCTCGGGCAGAAGCGCGGTGGCAAGGTCACGTGGATCTACACCCACGGGTCGGAGAACGCGCGGGAGAACGTGCGCAAGGCTCTGACCGGGGGCGGAGGTGAGGGAAGTGGACTCCGGGCCGTTGAGTGACCGATCGGGGCCGAAATCCGCTAAGAGTCCACAAGCACCCCCCGGAACGGCTGGCAACCACTCGGAACCACTCGACGTAGTCCCTGTGGCGCTCGCCGGGACCACTCGGAGCCACTCGGAACCACCGGAAACCACTAGTCGGAGGGATCTACTGCCTTACAAGCAGGATGTCGGCGGTTCGAAACCGTCCGCGCCCACCGAGGGTAAGTAGCAGGTCAGGAGCCTTCCGGAGTGGTCTTCGGAAGGCTTCTCCTGCGTCCGGAGTCCACATCAAGTCCACATCCCCACGCGATCATGAAAAAAATGATCACCCGTACGAGGGAGTGGGCTACTTGCAGTAACCACGTAGAGTGTTCGCCACGAGAGGGGCAGGCGTGTCTCCCCACACGCGCCTGAGACGCGCCTCTCGTATGCCTGCGAGGTACCGGTGGGGAGACCGGACCGCGCAGGGCGAGGGCCCCCGTCGTCTATGTCGATGGGGGCCCTTCTGCGTCCCAACGTAGACCGCCCCGAGGGCAATTACCCCCGGGGCGGGACGCCTTGACCGAGTCTTGGCGTCTGACGGCCGAAAGGCGGAGACGCGTACGCCCTCCTCGGCCGCTTCGGTACCGCTCGCATCCCACGTCAATCGCGCAGCAAGCGGTGTCTATGCGTCTTCCCTCAGCCAAGATCATTAAATTTGCATGGCCAGGCAAAGACAACATGCCATGATCGTTACAGCTTGGGCGGGTGCCCCTAGACCCTGAGCCCGACTGGCTGCTTCCCCGCCGGCGGGAGATCGGGGCGCGCATCCGAGTTGCGCGGCTCGCCGCCAACCTGACCCAGATGGAACTCGGCGAGCGCATCGGCCGCGACCACCGCACGATCCACCGGTGGGAGTACGCGCTGAGCGAGCCGAACCTCAGTGACCTGCTTCTCTTGGCTGACGCGCTCGGCGTGCCGATCGTCGAGCTGGTCGGATGATGTGCGGCTGCCCCAAAACACACGGCACGGGCAGCCGCCCTCCCGGCCAACTCACCCGGGTCTTCGTGAGCGGCCCGCCCCCGACGGGGGGCGAGGGGCGGGCCGCTCGCCCCTGCCCGCTCCTCGCTGACGGGGAGAGCGGGCAGGGGATCGTCCCGCTACCGGCGCGGTCGGCGTCGCACCGGTGGCGGGGGTCTAAGGCCACTCGGTGTGCGCGTAATGGTCCTTGTGCCTGCCTGATTCATGCGGTGGCCAGGTACAGCGGCCCGGCCCGTCGGGGTTGCGCGCCCAGCAGTAACCGGCCGCGTGGCCGGCGGCCCGCGACGCCCGGTCCTGGGTCGCCGAGGCGGCGGTGGGGCGGTGCTGAGTCGACGTGCTCACAGGGTTTCTCCTTTCGATGCGCACGCTCTCAACGCTCCGGGCTGGAGGTGAGCCGCTCGTAGTGGTCGCACAACGCCTTCGCGGACCTGGCCAGCTTCCGGGCGTAAGCGACACGGACCTCGAGCACGTTGCCGGGCGTGACGCGCAGCTTCCCCCGGGCCTCGCCGACGCAGGCGAGCGCGCAGTACGACTGCACGCTGTAGGGCCGCGGGCCAGCTGTCCGCGCGACCTCGGGGATGAGCACTTCCAAGTGGTCCCGCAGCCTCTCCGTGAGGGCGTCTACCTCGGCAGCGGGCGGCAGGGCGTTCGGTCCGTCGTCCGGGCCGAGGACGAGTGCCGCCGTGGCGCGCATCGTTGCGATGTCCGGCGGTGCCTCGCGGCTATCGGCCGTGGAGTGGACGAGCACGCCGGATGCAGCCTCGGCGGGCGGTAAAGCCTGCTGGGCGGGGTTGCTGCTCATGCAGAGGCCCCCGTCCCATACTCCGAGCCGACTCGCGGCCCGAAGGCGTCCTCGATGGCAGCGCGCAGGGCCGCCGGGTCGGTGTGCCAGTTACCGTCGCCCGGGCACATTCGCCAGTGAGGGCCGGGCCCCTGCGTCCGCCGTGCTGGCGGGATCGTTACGGCACTCCCAGCCCCAAGGGCGCGCGTGTTCTCTACCTGCCACTCGGCGGCAGAGCCGACCGGGGCGAAGTAGTAGACGGCGGCGCTGAGCGGGTCTTCAACGACGGCGCCGCAGCGGGTGCCGAGGATCGCCATCGCGGCAAGGCCGACGCTGCGCGGTACGCGGATGGCGTCCCAGTCCTGACCCGCGTCGTGCAGGCTGCATCCTGCGGCGGACGGTAAGCGGCTCGTCGGCATGTGGGCCTCCTCGGACGCCTGTTGTGATCAGTTGCGTACAAGGGTGGTCCTCATGAGAGCTTGTTCCGAGGGCTTCAAGAGGTCTCTTCCTGGACCAAAAGAGGACTTCCGTAGGGCCCTACGAGTGATGGGTGGCCAACGTCAGGGCTTGCAGCGACACTTGCGGCAGTGCTCGACATGGAGGTGCAGCAGTGGCACGGCCCGCAGGCAACACCCGTCTCAAGTCCGCTCGCGTGGCGGCCGGTTACCACTCTCAGCAAGCCTTCGCTGACGCTCTCGGTGTCGGCGTCCGCCAGGTCCGCCGGTGGGAGTCCGATACCCCGCCGTGGCCGCAGCCCGAAGTGGGCCACGCTATCGAGCGGCTGCTCGGCCAGCCCTTGGATCAGCTGGGCTTCACTCCTCCGGGCGGTGTGACGACCGATCGCAGCCGCCGCACGATGCTCGCCGCGACGGCCGGTGCCGTTGGTCTGGCCGCCGTCCCCACCCAGGCGCTTACTGTGCAGCCCGCGAGCGCCGCAGACGACTACCGGGCCGTCACCCGGTCGCACCGCCGCCTGTACTGGTCCGTCGCACCCGCGACCTTGCACCCGGCGGTGCTCGCGCACGCCACCCTCGGCTGCGCGTTGCTCCCGGAAGCCGCTGGGCAAACACGGCAGTGGATCGCCGCGGCCCTTGCCGAGTCGTATCTGCTGGCGGGCCGGGTCGAGTTCTTCGACATGCGCGACGCCGATCGCGCCCAGCAGACTTTGCTGCGGGCGCTGCAGGCTGCGGGCGAGGCCGACGACCCGCTGCTCGGGGCCGCGGTCCTGGCGCACACCGCTTTCATTCCCGCATGGGCTGGTGAGCGGGACGCTGCGGTCGAGCGGATGGTGGCCGCGCGGACCTACGCCCGGCGTGGCCCTGCGTCGGCCGAGCTGCTGGCGTGGCTGGACGCTGTGGAGGCCGAGTGTGAGACCCGGTGCGGCAACACGCGGACCGCGCTGCACCTGATCGGTCACGCTGAGGACGTCCTTGCCGCCGGGTCGGACAACGTGTCGCCTGATTGGCTGGACTGGTTCTCCGCTGTCCGGCTGGCCGCGTTCAAGGGCAATACGCAGCTACGTGCTGGGCACTTGCCACAGGCCCGCGAGACCCTGCTCGGTGTTCTTGACACGCTCGATCCTGCTGAGGAGAAGCAGACCACTGTGGTGCTCGGGGATCTGGCCGCCGTCGAGGCTGCGGCAGGAGATCCCGAGGCCGCGTGCGGGTACGCGCTGCGCGCGCTCGACCAGCTGGAGCGCACCTGGTACGCGATGGGCATGGACCGGGTACGGGAGGTGCGGCGGGCGCTCGCGCCGCACCAACACGAGCGGTGCGTACGCGAGCTGGACGACCGGCTGTACGGGTGGTCTACGACGGTCAGCGCGCTTGCCCGTTGAACTGCCGGATCGCACCCGGCAGTTCGAGGAGGCTCTCCACTCGGAAGGTGGGGAGCTTCTCCGCTTCCTGGGTGTTCCACTGGATCGTGGCCCACGGTCCGCGGTGCACGAGCGCGGTATGCATTCCGGCCGCGATGGCAGGGCGGATGTCGTTGTCGATCCGGTCGCCGACGTACAGCATCTCGTCGGGCTCGGCCGGGACAACTTCGGCGACGCGCTCGAAGAAGGCAGGATCGGGCTTCGAGGCGCCCCAGTCGTCGGAGGTGCCGATGAGGTCGACGTCCTGGGTGAACAGCTCGCGCAGGATGCCGCCGGCGCGCACAGTCTGGTTCCCGGCGATGCCCAGCCACAGGCCATCCGCACGGAGCGCAGCGAGCGCGTCGCGGACGTCCGGGTACAGGTCGGCCTCGCCGAAGTGCTCCGGCTTGCCGGCGGCGGCGCGCTTCTCCCGCTCCTCGTGCAGGTCGAAGCCGGGCCGGAACTCCTGGAACACCTCGCGGTAGTCGCGGCCCTGAGCGAGAACGGCCCCGAACATCGCGGCGAAGGTGTGGCGGGGTACGCCGAGCCAGTCGGCCCAGGTGCCGTACTCGGTGGTCTCGTCTACGAGGCACTCGCCGACGTCGAAAATCACAGCGCGAATCATGGGCCTGAGCGTATCTGGGCATGACGAAACGGCCCCCTCCCGCCCGAAGGCGAGAGGGGGCAAGAGCCTCACGGATACTCGCGGCGGGTCGGGTCCAGCCCGGCCGCGACAGGACCAGGCAGACCAGGATCCGGATCCGGGCTGCCACCGGTCTGCTCGCAGCTGTAGTGGGTCGATCCGTCCGAGTCCGGCGCGCATGTGTAGGTCACGCCGCGGTAGGTGAACGTCCAGCTCGACGGCGGCGGGCCCGCGGGCCCCTGCTCGCCGCGCTCGCCCTGCGGACCCGGCGGGCCCGGCTCGCCCGGCTCGCCCTGCGGCCCCGGGGGCCCGGCGACTGACTCTCCGGGCGGGCCAGGTGCTCCAGGGCTTCCGGCTGGTCCCGGCACGCCTGGGGCCCCAGTCGCGGAGGCTCCATCTGTGCCGTCCCGGCCTGGCCTCCCAGGCGAACCGCTCGGGCCCGGCGGACCCGTGACCGACTCGCCATCGTCGCCCGGCGGTCCGGCCGGTCCCGGCGGCCCTGTGACTGACTCGCCGGGTTCCCCCCGCGACCCAGGCGGCCCGGCCACCGGTGTTCCACCCAACTCCTCGACCTGCCGTGCCAGAGCGTCCCGGGCCGAGTGCTCCGCCCGCAGGTCCCGGGACAGGTCCACCACCAGCACGGCCAGGGCGACGAGGAAGCCGAGGGCTATCAGGCCGGTCAGCATGCCCAGCCATTCGGCACGGGGCGCCCGCCAGCGGCGCCGCTTGTGCGCTCGGCTCATTTCGCCACCACCGCCCACACCGCGATCGCCGCGGACAGGAGCCCCATGAGGACGGGCACGATCATCTGGTAGAGCCGGGCCTGTCGGTCTCGCTCGCGGCGGTCGCGTTCCGACAGCTGATACTGCTCGAAGGCGTTCTCCAGGGTGTCCCGGGCGTCGGCGACCTTCTGTACCTCTGCCGACAGGGCGGTGATGCGCTGGTCGGTGTAGGCGGATTGGAGCGTGTACACCTCGGTGGAGACCACCTTGTCGAGGCGGCTGTTGATCCCTTGCCCCAGGGCGTGGATCTCCTGGCGGAGGGCCGCGACCTGACGCCCGAGTTCGCCGACGCTCAGCTCGTCGGGCATCGGTCGTCCTCCAGCGTTAGATGTCCGAGCGCGGGGTGTGCGGTGCCGCCCAGCCGCCGATGGCTGCGCCGGCCGCGGGCAGCATCGCGAGGACGAACGGCTCCAGCGCGTCGGGCATGGAGCTGATGAGGGACGGGTCGTCGGTGACGGCGCCGACGACCGCGAGCCCGGCGACACCCACCAGGTAGGTGAGCGCGGTCGCCAGCTTGACCTTCTTCTCGATGGGTGCGGAGGGAGATGCCATGGTGTTACCTCACTTCGTTTCCAGCGCGGTGACGCGCTTCTCCAGAGCGGCCAGCCGCTCCTCGACGGTGGGGGGCTTCGGGGCAGGCGGCGGTGTTGTCCCGGGCGACCAGCTGGCCGGGTGGGCCAGCCGCTGCCCGACGTCCGCCCGGAACTGCTTCGGCGTGAAGTCGAACCGGCCGCGGGTCCCGTAGCCCTCGACGGGGCCGCGGGGGTCGACCTTGCCCTCGACGGAGGTCTCCTTGTGGCAGCCGACGGACTCCTGCGACCACCTGTACTCGCGGCAGATCGCGGCGTTGATCCGCACCCACGCGTCGTACTGGGCCCGGGTGTACGGGTCCTTGTTGTCGCCGAGGTTCTCGGTCTCGATGCCGTACGAGAGGTCGTTGCCGTCGACCGTGCCGGACGCCTTCGACGGTGCCGGGTGGGTGGACGCCTCGTTGAGGAAGCTGTTGTACGCGTTCTTCGCCATCAGCCCGGCGTGATTGGTGCGCCCGGCCGAGCAGAGAGTGGCGACGCCGTCCTTGGCCAGGTGGATGTGGGCGAGCGGTCCGGGCAGTCCGGCCACGCCGTCGCGGGCGACGATGTCGCGGGAGTTCCGGCTCACCGTGTGATGGTTGAGGATCATGTGGACGGGCCCGAAGGCTTTGCCGGTCTCGTCGTCCCGTTCGCGTGTACGCCAGCCGGGATACTCCGAAATCTTCACCCCCTCGGCTCTGAGGATCTTGATGAGCCGGTCGGGGCTCAGGGGTGTGGCCATGGGGCCTCCAGACATGAGAAAGGCCCCGGCCGGACGGCGCGGGGCGGATGAGTGGACGATGTGATCAGGCAGGGGAAGCGGTCACCTCGTAGCGGTACGCGCTCACCGCGATGTTCGGCTGCTGCGAGAACAGCCCCTTCACGACGTCCACGACGTCCTGCTCAGACACATCCGGGATCGGCAGGCTCGCACTGGCGACGGCCATGTGCACCGTGCAGCTCACCTCCGGGTTCGTCACGTCGTAGGCCCGCACCTCGACGAACGGGTACTCCATCTGCCCCTCCTCAAGGTCAGGCCGCGGCTTCGTACTCGCCGAACAAGCGGATCGCGTCGGAGGTCGCCCATGTCCACGGCGACACTGCATCGATGAGGCCGGCGCCCGCGACCGCGGCCGCGTCGATCCGCGCCGACGCCATCTCGATCTCCATCGTCGTGGTCGTCGTCAGCCGAGGCCGCACGCCCATGCGCGAGCCGATGCCCGCGCTGGAGTCGGAGATCTCCCCCCAGCCCACGATGAGCGCGGTCGCCGCCGAGGCAACCGGCAACGAGAAGCGCCAGTTGTCAGAGGCGCCACCGCCGCCGAAGTTCGTGGTGGTGCCGAAAGCGATCTCCAGGCGGAAGGACACCTTCAAAGCAGCCTGCGCGTACCTCGCGGTGATCGTCGCGTTGCCGAAACTGGGGGTGTTCGCGCCGGACGACGTGGTCCACACGGGCGTCCAGTCCTGAAACGTCGGGCTGATGGACGCCAGCCGCCCCTCCGTCACGATCATGCCGGGCTGCCACGGTTCATACGCCACGCATCTCTCCTTCCGTCACAGGGCCACCACCGCAGGCCGCGCCACGCGGACCTCCTCGCCAGCCAGTTGCGCCTTCGCCACCCCATTGACGGCCCGCGCGGCGGTCCACACCTGCGGCGTGACCACCACGAACTCGTCGAACAGCAGCGAGGGTGAGACGTTCGTGTTGCCGCCGAACGCGCTCGCGGCCAGGCCTACTTGCCCTGTCGTCACGGGAGAGGTGACCACCGTCTCCGCCGCGTGCCACACCGACGGCTCCAGTGAGCCCACCGGCCACACACGGACTTGCACAAGGTGCTCGGTCAGCCGCACCCGCACCTCGAACTCATCCGCCGCTGCGTAGGTGTACGGCAGCGTGGCGGCCGAACCGATCTGCGTGACGTCCCGCGTGACAGACACCTGCATGGCGCCCGACAGGCCGAAGTGCACGCGCGCCCGGTAGTAGTCGCCGGAACCGGCATAGCGCAGCAGCACTGCCGGGATGAACGAGGCCCCGGTCGCCACGGCGCTCACCGACATGCGGCAGCGGACCTCGCAGTCGCCGATAGCCCCGGGCGTCGTCTGGAAGCGGAGCGTCGACGGCGCGGAGGGCAGTGTCACCACGCCACGCGTCCCGTTCACTGACCGTTCCGACGCTGAGCCGCCGACCAGCGTCCACGCCTGGCCGTCCGTGGCCGTTCCCCAGCTGCCGGCTGCGACCGTGCGCCCGAACGCGTCATGCGCCCAGGGGCGAATCGCGGTCACGGACAGCTCCTCGCCCGCGATCAGGACAGGGATCGGAAACTCTGCCGGATACGTCGGCGACGGCCCGGAGGAGGTGATCCACGGCGCTGGGCCCATCGGTCCTCTGGCCGGGGTGTGCACCGTCAGCTGCGTCGCGGAGTCCGTCGCTGCGGCCTGCAATGTGGAGCCGCCAGGGTTGGCGTCGACCCGTCCCGTGGTCGCGCTGCCCACGGTGCCGACCGTGTACGGCCCTGCTGGCGCGCACACGAACGTGATCTCCCAGGTGTGGGTGCCGAAGCGTTCCGTGTAGCCCTGCACCATCAAGTCGATCGGCCCGGGCGGCAGCCAGTCGGGCAGGTCGGTGATGCGGATCAGGTCGCCCTCGGTGATGTCGAGGGCGGCCGGGATCAGGCTCGGGATCCGGTGCAGGCGCAGCGTCAGCGACGGGTATCGGGCCTCGTCCCACGTGCCCAGGTGCAGACGCCAGAACGCTGACGGCTCGGTCAGGTCGTCGGAGTGAAGGTTGAGGTCGACGCCCTCGTCGTACAGGCCCACCCCGTCCGGGGGGTCCTGCACGGACAGCCGCCCTTCCTCGAGCACGGCGCGCGCTGAGCCGCCCGCGATCCGGTTGACGGTGATGTCGTTGCGGACGGTCGAGGTGTCGTCGACCGGCCTGCCGAGCCCCAGCCCCCGCGTCCCGTACGACAGGGTGAGCGCCGGCGTCTGGTTGTACAGCGAGGTACGGGTGCGGTAGCGCAGACCGAGCCGGTCCCGTTCCTCCCCGAAGATCCCGCCGTCCGTATCCGCGCACTGCTGCAGCAGGGCGAGCAGAGTGCCCGGCCGCTGGGGGCCCATCGGCATCGACTCCGACAGGTCGCCGACCGCGCGGAAAGCGACGCCTTCCTCCTCGCACAGGCGGATCATGCGGGCGGCAGCGGTCTCGCCGTTGAAGCCGTGGTCGGCGGAGTTGAACGGCTGGTCCGTCTCGGTGTTGAAGACGGCCAGGTGCCCGAACCGCATCCCTTCCAGGCCGGTGCCGAACGAGGAGCGTACGTCGATGACGTAGCCCGGGGTGGCGGCGATGGTGACGTTGATGTTGAAGCCGGTGCCGCCGATGACGACCCAGCGGACCACGTACTGGACGTTGCCGCCGGACTGGATGGCCTTGATCTGCAAGCGGTTCCAGGCGCCGGTGAATGCTGGTGCGGTGGCGAAGTCCGTGAAAACCGTGTTGTCGTCGGCGTCCAAGCCGTCGATCCGCACCAGGTTGGTCGCCACGCGCGCTCGCACGCGGCGGGCTGTACCCGTGGTGCGCACCTCGAACAGCGTCGTCTCCGCGGCGGGCATCGCGTCGAGGTTGTACACCAGCTCCACCTGCCACGTACCCGCCGCCACCGCCGGCACCCGCGCCACGAATGATGCCCCGGGCTGGATGACCGGCAGAGGCGAGGAGCCGGGCAGCGTGTCGTCTCCGGCGAACTCGAACGCGGCCGGGGTGAAGGCCTTGACCCCCTGGATGGGGCTGTAGACGGTGGTCGCGTCCGAGCCTTCCTCCATCGGCCAGTACGCCACCGGGCTGTAGGAAGGGATGCGGCGCCGCAGGGTCGACGCGAGCACCTTCGTGCCCTGGCTCATGCGCTCCAGGAGCCCGGCGCCTTCCCCGTCCACGACGATGAGGTGGCCGGGCCCGGACCACTCGGCCGGCCAGTCGGAGTATTCGCCCATGAACCGGGTCTGCCGGTTCGTGATCTGCGCACCGCCCGACGGTGTCCAGGTCCGCCCCGAGGCGTCCACGAACGACGTCGCCCCCTCGGCGGGGAGAGAGAAGTCCGGGTTGGCGACCACGGTCCCGTTGATGCCGGACCGCATCTCGAAGGCGTGGACCTTGCCGTACGGGCGCTCAAAGCCGAGATCGGGCACATCGCCGACCGTCAGCGGGGCCGTCGAGGCGAAGATGCTCGTCGTCCCGGCCTGGGTCTCCGAGCTCAGCAGCGTCCACGGCCCGGCCATCGTCGGTGCGGTGTACCAGGTGAGCGTGTGGCCGCCTGCTCCGTTGTTGACGTCGAGGGTGACCCTGATGGCGACACGCCCTGAGGCGGGCGGGTAGACCGGGGCCGCCTGGTACTGGATGACGTTTGTCCCGTCGGGTGACCAGCGGAAGTAGGGGCGGCCGTCCGTCCAGATCATCAGCAGCCACGACCGCTGGTTCCCGGCGGCTGCGTACTTCCCAGCGATCTCCCGCAGGGTGGAGTCGCCGTTGAAGTCGTCGAGGGCGAAGTCGACGCGGATGTCGATGTCGCCGGTGATGTCGAGGCTCGCGTGGTCGGGGGTGGAGGCCCCGTTCCCGGACGTGTTCGGCAGCAGCAGGTAGCGGTTTCCGGCGGCCACGCTCACCCGAAGCGGGGTGTTCCGGCCGATCTTCTGGAAGTACGGGCTGCGCGGATTGCGCGGCGCGTACAGGCCGCCCGGGCTCTTGAGGGTGAGGGAGCAGGAGGCCGGGTCGGCCGCCTGCCCCTCCGCCGTCTGGCCGCGGCTGTGGGTGATGAGGTCCCGGGTCATCGCGTGCTGCGTGACGTCGGTCAGCACGCCCCCGATGCTGAGTTCGGTCGTGACGCCGAGCGAGTCCTCGGGGAACGCCATCAGCCACTCCTCCTTCCCGTGAGCGCGAACTCCACATCGTTGCCACCGACCTTGCGGATCCCCCGCCGCATACGGCCCATCAGGTAGTTGTCCTCGCCGCGCCCGGAGGACCGAAGTTCGAGCACGACACGCTGCGACGCGGCGGCACGCGCGCGCCTGCCCGCCATATCGAGGGAGCCCGGCCCCGGGGTCTCGACAAGGGAGGCCATCGAGCGGTTGACGGCGCGGCGTTCGCCTTCCATGCCCTTGATGAGTCCCTGTGCCGTGTACGCGCCAACGCGCGCCATCACCCGGCTGGGACTCTTGATCCCAAGCGCCTTGCGGATCGCCGCCGACATGCCCTTCGCGATCTGAAGCATCTGCTTCTCGATCGCCTTCTGCTCCATCTTCAGCCCAGCGACCAAGCCTTTGCCCGCGGCGATGCCAGCCCCGTACATCGCGTTGCCCGCAGTGCTCCCGGCCTTCTCCGCCGAAGCAACCAGGGCGCCCTGCTCCTTGTTGATCGCCTTGATCTGTTCCGGGGTGGCGTTCGCCAGCGCGGCCGCCGCCGAGGAGCCCTGCCCCACGCCGGCCTGGGCGATCTGCGTGATCAGATCGCTGCGCACCCCCTTCTTCCGCAGCTGCGCGAGGTTCTTCGCGAATGCCTCGGCTGCGGCTCGGTCCTGCTTGAGCCCCGCGAGGATCGTCTCGGCGGTCTGCGGCCAGCCGCCGGTGTCCTGGCCGGTGATGTTCGCCGAGTCCAGGACACCCTTCTTCACATCCGCGGCGAGCTTGTCGCGGTCCTTCATGAGGCCGGTGAGTCGCTTCTGCGCGGACTTCAGCCGCGCCGCCACCTTCTCTTCCTGTGAGGCGAGCTTGAGCAGCTTCTTGGTGTCGCTGCTGATCCGCTTGAGGGCCTTGGAGCGCTTCTTGCCCGGGGCGAGGCTGTCGGCGACGATGTCCGCCAGCTTCGTCGATGCGGCCTTGACTTGCTTGGACGAGCCGGTGAGGCCGTCGATGAGGCCGCGGGCGATCCACCGGCCCTGCTGCTTGGTGACCTTGGACGGGCTTGCGATGCCCAGGGCCTTGGCGATGGGGCCGGGGATCATGCTCCTGGCCCAGCCGATCAGCTTGTCGTAGATCCAGCCGCCCATCGACTTGATGCCGTTCCACAGGCCCTGGACGACCTGGGTGCCCTTGGTCACCAGCAGTCCGCCGAGCGAGCCCATCCCGCTGGAAATGCGGCCCGGCAGGCCCTTCACCCACGTGATGAAGGCGAGTGCCTTCTTCACGGACGCGTCCCGGAATGACTGCCAGGCCGAGTTGGCGCGTGCGACCACGGCCGAGCCGAGCCCTGAGATCGCGCTCGAAGCACGGTCAGGGAGCCCCTGCAGCCACGTGGTCAGCTCGGTGAGCTTGCGGACGGCCCAGTCCTTTGCCTGCCCGAACCACGCTCTGACCTTGCCCGGGATGCTGCCGAGGTAGCCGATCGCGGCGAGGACGCCGTCTTTGGCCCAGGTCACCTTGGAGACGACCCACGACCAGGCCGTCTCTGTGGCGGACTTGATCTCGTCCCAGTAGGTGACGATCAGGATCACGATCCCGGCGACCGCCGCAGCGATACCTGCGATGATCCAGAAGATCGGGTTGGCGAGCATCGCCGAGTTCATCGCCCACACGCCGATCGCTGCCACGGAGAACGCGGCACCCAGCGCCAGGACGCCAGCGGCCAGTCCCGCGAACAGACCCTTGTTCTCGCCGACGAATTGGAAGAACCCAGACAGGCGGGGGATGACCTGGCCGCCGAGGAACTCCACCAGGTTCTGCTGAAGCGAGTTCTTGAACTCGGTGAGCCGATGCCCGGCGTTGTCCCGCAGGGTGTCACCGGCCCGGCCCGCCGCGCCCCCGAAGTCGCCAAGCGCCTTTGTAGCCGACGACGGATCCACTTGCAGGAGCGCGTCCTGCATGGTCAGCGCTTCCTCACCGAACAGCTCGATCATCGCCTTGGAGCGGGCTCCGTCGTCCTTCATCGTCCGCAGCCGGTCCATCAGCGTGTCCAAAGCCTTGCCAGCGGCGGGCCCGCCCTTGGCGAAGTCTGCTGCCATCTGCTTGCCATTGAGGCCCAGTGCGTCGAACGTCTCAGCGCCGTCTGCAGCGTTGGCGGCCATCTCCTCCAGCGCGCCCGACAGGAGCTCCGCCGAGGGCGCGCCGGCCTCGATGCCCTGCACCATCACCCCGAGGGCCTGCTGTCCGGTCAGGCCGAAATGAGTCAGATTGTTTGCGGACTGGGTGATGGTGTCGCCGAGGTCACCAAACCGATTGGCGCCCTTGTTGGACGCCTGGATGAGCATGTCGATGGCCTCTTCGCTGTTCTTCGCGAGGCCGTTGCGGACCATGACTCCTGCCGCGTTGGCAGCTTCTCCGAGGTCCATGCCGAGGACTTTGGCCAGGTCGGCGATACGCGTCGACAGGGACAAGATCTGGGCGTTGGTAGCCTCGGGCGGCAGGAGGCCAGCGTTCATGACCGCCTTGATCGTGTCGGCGCCTTCCTGGAAATCGGCCACAATCGCGTCCCTGAACAGCTGGCCAGCGAGTTTCCCGTACCGCTGGGCCTCGGCAGGCGTCGCACCGAGCTGGGCCCCCAAGGTGCCAGTGATCTGCCCCTGACTCATGGCCTCTTGGAAACCGGCCATGAGTACAGCACCAGCGGCGATACCAGCGCCGGCAGCGAGGGCCTTCAGCCGGTCGAAGCGCCCCGCAGCCTGGTCGACGGCCTCGTCCGCGCCCTCGGTCGCACCGTCGGTGAGCCCCTCTCCGACCGAGTCCCCGGCGGCCCGGCCCGCGGCGACGAACTGACCGCGCGCGTTGCGCAGCCGACCGTCGGCGCCGCGGACGATGCCCTCACCGAGTTCTTCGCCTGCCAGCTGACCGGCACGTTCGGCGTCGTCGCCCATGCGCTGCCCGGAGTCGCGCAGAGCGTTCTCGGCGCGGCGCAGGGCGGGGTCCACCGCGCGGTCGTCGATGGACAGGATGCCGTTGAGCTCGCCCACGGTCAGCGCCACGAGGTCACCTCCTGGGTGTGCGTGGTGATTTCTTCGGAGGTGGCTCGAAGTGCCGGGCCAGGCGGGACTCAGCGCTGAGCAGGCCGAGGATGCGGATTTGGAGCCAGCGCCACGAGCGGTCGCGCAGCACGCCGGACTCCACGTCGATGCCGTACACCTGGTGCAGGTCGGCCTCGATTAGCGCCCACTGCTCCAGTAGCCGCTGCCATGTCAGCGAGGCCCCTGAGCGGGCCTTCCCCGGCGGCGGGAGCGTCCCGCCCTCGTACCACTCGTAGAGGCCGGTGATCGGGTCGTATTCGCCTCGGCCGACTCCGAGGTAGCGTGCTTCGCCTGCTGACGGCGAGTCGCCCGGTTCGGGGCTTTTCCCGGCTGTTGGCCGGTCTTCCAGAACGCCGCCGCGGTGTCCTTGTCCGTGGTCACCCAGAACATGACGGTGAGTGCCACGTGCTTGAAGCGGCCCCACGACACCTGCTTGCGCAAGTCCTCGTAGGCATCGCCGAGGCAGAGCCGGTACAGGTCCAGCTCCTCCTTGTCGTCCAGGACCGGAGTGTCCGGGGCCTTCCCGCCCGCGGCGAGCCGGGCGGCGAGCGACGTGATCCGCTCGATGCGGATACCGTCCTCGGCAGCCGGGTCCTCGATGCGGTAGACGCGCTCGACTCCGTCCCGGCCGATCACCGGAAGGTCGAGGTAGTCGTCGAGGAAGTTGTCGAGCGACTCGAAGGTGCTCCCGCCCGCCATCAGGGCGCCAGCGGGTTCGTGATCGGCGTGAGCGGGCCATCGCCGGTGAACGTGATCTCGACCTCACCGAGGGCGGTGTATTCGCCTCCCGCGGGCTGCCAGTTCGGGATGGCCTTGCCCTGGTAGGCCTCGGGCAGACCCTCGCGGTTCATGTACCGCAAGCGGATCTTGTTGGCGTCGCCGTACTCGAAGTGCGCGAGACGGATCTTCTCGTGGACCGGGTGGTAGACCTTGACGTCCTTGTTGGCCTTGCGGCGGATCGTGACCGACAGCTCCCACGACTGCGCGGTCTTCTCATTGCCCGCCCAGCCTTCGCCGTCGTAGTCCGACGAGTCCTCGATGTTCGGCTCGCTGGCGGGCTGGAACTCGCGGACACCGGGGCACAGTTGCCAGTCCGGTGCTGCATCCGTACCCATGTTGATCTCCAGCCGCCATTCCCGGGCGAGCTCGTTCTCTTCCGTGGGGGTCGACATGTGTCCTCCTAGTCGATCAGGTGGGCTGCTCCGGCCCTCACGGTCCGGAAGTAGTAGTTCGCGACGAGCTCCATGCGGCCGCGCGTGTCCTGGCCGATCCAGGCCTGCGAGTTGCGCCAGGAGATTTCGACGCGGACGCCCTGCACGTCGTACGAAGTCCGGTTGTGCAGGGCGGTGAACACGTCGTTCGCGAGCTGGATCACGTCGAGCGCGTTCGTGCCCGCGCGCATGCGCGCCTGGATGCCCGTCACGGTGTCGGTGGAATCGTCGTCCGCGACCGGGTACGGGGTCAGGCCGATCGCCCGGTCCGGTCCGTCAGGCACCCTGCCGAGCACGATGCCTGTGGCCCCGTCGGGCAGGACGCTGTCGGGGTCGTATGTGCCGACGTTCTCGGCGTCCAGCAGCTCGGCGACGCCCTGCAGCAGGTCGGCGTCGTGGGTCTCGGCGCTCATCGCATCGACCGTCGGATCTCGGCGGCGATGATCGCGGCAACGTCCTGGCGGGCCGCGTTCAGCGAGTTCTCCAGGTACTTGGCGGTCCGGCCCGGTGCGTGCCGGAAGTCGAGCCGCTCATGCTGGATGACGGCGTACTCGGTGTCGTAGGACACCATCGCGGTCAGCGACGGCGGGTCCACGCTCGCGGTGCCGGAGCGCTGCAGCTCCGCCTCGTCGAGCGGTACGACCTCGTCGCTCTTGCTGAGGACGTGCTCGGCGGCAAGGTACAGGCCGCGCGCGGCGCCCTCGCGGATCTGCCGTGATGCCGCAGCTCCGTTGAAGCGAAGTCGGAAGTTCTGCGGCACGGCGACCTCCTACTGGAGAAAGACCTGCGTGTTGGACGGCACCGGCAGACGGCCGCCGTCGGCTCGGGCGATCGTGATGACCTTCGTGATCCGTCCGTCCGGCAGCGTCACCCGGCTGTTCGGGGGTGGCCGGTGGTCGGGGCGGGTGATGTACGACGAGCCGGAGGTGACGATCTCGCCGCCGGGTGACGTGACTTGCTGCGTCTTCTCGTCGATCAGGCACTGCACCGTCTCGACAGGGCCGTACAGGCCGCCCTTGGAGGACGAGCCGAGGTAAGGCTCCACGCGCACCTGGTACTGGAGCAGGAACCCGGGGACCTGCCTCACCATCCGGAAGTCACCCCGAAGTACAGGTAGCAGCCCGGCACTCGCTGAAGCGCGGCCAGCGCCCTCGGTGGCAGCGTCCCGGCTGCGATCGGCGCTGCGGCCGCGCTGCCCGAGCCACGCGAGAGGCTGACCGGGCCAGCCGACACGCTGTCCCAGCCGCCGTCAGCACCGACCGGGTCTCCGGTCTCGCCCCACCATTCGACGATCCGGCACACCGCCTCCGCGAACGCTTCGGCGACGGCTGGTTCGGTGGGCAGGCCGTCCGCGTCGGTGTCGTACACCGCGGTCCTCAGCGCATCGTCGAGGGCCCGGGAGGCGTCAGTGAGGAGCTGCACCGCGTTCAGCGGCGGCGCCTCGTGCAGGATGTTCGCCCAGTCCGTCGTCGTCGCGTACACGCGGCCCGTGATCGTGACCACAGGCGCCGGCGCGACGGACACGACTTCGTGTTCGACGCTGGCCCCGGTGCCGGTCACTGTCCACGACAGCCGCCATAGTCCGGCCGCGGTGTAGGTGAGCGGTGCCGTCCATGTCTTGCCGCCGTCCGCTGTGCCCGTCGCAGGGTTCGACACTGTGCCGTTCGGGGCGGTGACTGCGAGGGATGCGCTGGTCGTGCCGTCGAAGGGGGCGACGGTCAGGGTGGCCGTGACAGTGTCTCCCACGTCGGTCATGGTCAGCCTCCTGTCGTCGAGGTCGCGGCCAGCTGGGGCGCGGTGGTGGACGGGGTGAGGGTGGGCCCGGCGCTGGCTGCGGTGAGTGTCTGCGCGGGTCGAGGCAGGCGCGTGACCGTGCCTGCGCGGGCGCGTGTGCGCGCGGCGCCGAGCTGGACGACGTGCGCGGGGCTCAGCGGGCGGGCCCCGCTCGAGGTGTGGGCGGCACCAAGGGCACGCGTCTTCTGCCCGGCGACTGGTCGGGCCACGGCCGTCGTACGGGCGGCCCCGACGGAGACGACAGTCGTGGGGAGGTTGACGTTGTCGACCTCGGCGACGTTGTTCGTCCCGGCGGTGCGCGTGGACTCCAGCAGGAGCGACAGATTCGCGGCCGCGGTCCATGCCGGGGACGCGGAGCTGCGCAGCACGGTCCAGGTGGAGCTGTCCGGGGATGCCTCCCACAGCAGGGTGCCGCCGGTCTCCCTCAGCCGGAGCCATGCGTGGGCGACGGGATCGTACGGCGGGAACAGTGCGCCACCGTCCGCGTAGCCCACCCGCGAGTACAGGCCCATCGCGCCCTGCGCGGTGTCGATGATGAAACCGGCGTCCGTGCCGCCCGTCGAGCTCAGCACCAGCAGCGACAGTGCCGTGGCGTCGGTCGGGCCCGCGCCGTTCGCTGCGGGCGGGTAGGCGCGCACCAGGAAGTGGGAGCCCGCCAGGGTGTAGGTGGTGGCGGAGCGGAGCCCGGCGAATCCGCCCACGTTGCAGGGGATCCGGCCCCGGCCGCCGGCCGCAGTCGCGTCGCCGTAGGAGTTGGGCCACTTCCCGGTGTCCAGGGCGCCCGTGAAGGCGTCCTTCAGCGTGTCCAGGAGCGGCATGCCGGCCTCCCCGGGTTAGGCGTTGGAGGTGACGCTGATGCCGTCGGCGTGGACGCGGGCGACGATGTCCGTGCCGTCCGGCGTGACCACGAAGTCGTGGTAGGTCAGCGGGACGATCGCCGAGTCGGGCGAGGCCGTGTCGGGCTTGTAGCAGATCACCAGCTTGCCCACGGCCGCGCCGGTCGCCGCCGTCCACGAGATGTCGTTCGCGTCGAACGCCGCAGTGTTCGCGGTGTCGTTGACCGAGACGACCACCCCCGTGAGGGTCTGGCGGCCCAACGTCGTCTGCTCGTTGGCGGCCCCCGCGAGCAGGTCGGCGAGCGTGTCGTAGTCCTGCAGCACGTCGTCGGACGGCAAACCTGCAGCCTCCAACGGCACAGCGATCAGCGAGTCGGTGGCCGCGGGCAGCCCGGCGTAGTACAGGGTGCGGCCCTTGGCGATGTTGGCGACCACGTCGGCCATGGCGCCCCCTCTCCTGGCGTGAGGTGCGTGAGGGAAGCCCATCGCCCGGGCCTCCCTCAGCGCGTCTTGCGGGATCGGATTACGCGGACGCGCCGACGACGAAGATGTCGTACTCGACCGCGCTGCCCGCACCGGAGTTGGCGACTTGAAGCAGGTCGCCGGTGCCCGCGGTGACCGCGTATCCGGTGCCGTCTGCGGCTCCGGCGAACGCTGCGAAGCAGGCACCTGGGCGGAGAGTGATGGTTCCCGTGGCGGACAACAAGGTCGCCCACGGGTTGGTGGCGTCCGCGCCGACGACGACGTTGTTCACGTTCGTCGACGCGGCGGCGATGTACAGGCCCTTGATGCGGGCGAACGTGATTGCCGCGCCGAAGGCATCGAGCAACACGCCCGCCAGGTCGAGGTCTTCCGCGCCGGACGCGGCGATGGAACGCCGGTCGGAGAACACGCGGTTTGCCTGGCCCGCGGCTGTGCCGTCGGTCAGGTTGACCGACCGCTGGAGCCGCGCCGGGAACTTGGCGGATCCCAGATCCAGGGTGCTGGTCTGCTCGGCGAACGCGGCGAGCGCCAGTGTGGTGGACAGAGCCATGAGTCAGACCTCCGATCAGGTCGCGATGACGAGCGGCACGGCCCGCTTGAAGGCGGGCGTGGCGATCGTCGCTGGGGCCGTGGCCGTCAGGCCGGTGCCGGAGGTCTGGGACAGGTTGCCTTCGCCGGTGAGGACCGGCTTCGCGCCGACGGTGCCGACGAGTGTCGGGACGGTCGTGGCCGTCACGGAGATCGCGGCGTAGTAGATCCCCGACTTGGTGATCTTCTGGGGGGTGGCCAGGGCGAGTGTCTTCGCCGTGTCCGCCGCCCACGCCGCCGTCAGCTGGTCCGCGGTCTGCGCGAGGAGCGCGCCCGCGCCCGAGTACAGGGCGAACCAATAGTTCGTCGGGGTGCCCGCCGCCGTACCGCCGCTGATGAACGTGAGGTTCGTGACGGTGTCACCGTCCGCGAGGTACAGCGCGACCGAGCACATCACGCCCGACGCTGCGGCAGCCACGTCGTCCAGACCCACGCGCGGCAGGTTCGCCCGGTGGAAGGTGACGTCCGGGTCGGGGCGGCCGGCCGAGTTCAGCCAGCTCAGATCGTTGCGGGGATTCCCGCGGAACGTGCCGAGGAGCGTCATGCCGACGGTCCCTTCTTGTCGTCCCCGGTCTGCGGCGCGGGGGTGGTCTTCCGCTCGTACGCGGCGATCTGCCTACGGTTCTTGCCAGCGGCCTCGGCAGCCTTGACGCGCTGCACCTCCTCGTCGTCGGCCGCGTCGAGGTAGTCCAGGACCTCGTCCTGGCTGCGCTTCGACGGGTCGAACTCGACCGGCGTCACCGGGGGCTGCTCGTCGGGGATGCCGATACCGAGCCCGACGGACGGGGCCGAGCCGTGGCCCAAGTTGCTCATCGCCTCTTCCGGGGAGCTGATCGGCTCAGGGAGGGACTCCCCGTCCGTGGCGTCCTCGACGGGCAGGAGCGCGTAGCCCTGCCGACGGAAGTACTCGATGGCCGCACGGCCGTCCTTCGTGGAGTCGTCCACGAAGCCGGTGCCCCTGCGGAAGGAGACGCCGACGGACTCGCCCGTGTAGCTGCGGACGGGGGCTTCGACCTTGTACCTGTTCACGCTGATCACCGAACCTTCACGTTGCGGAGCACGCCGCACGACTTGGTGTTGCGGAGGACGGCCGCGACCGGGCCCATCTCGACCTCGCCACTCTTGACGGCGCCGGGCTGAGTGAAGTCCGGGAGGTATGTCTCGACGAGCGGGGTGCCCGCCATCGACGCGCCGTGGAACGCGTCCAGCCCCAGCGACACGGCGTAGATGTCGGTCAGGCCCGTGATGGTGCCACCCGCGCCGCCGCCGTCGGTGTCCGCCGAGCGGATCGGGATGATCGGGGCGGAGCCGTCGGCGCGGTCGCCGAGGTCGACGAGGACCCAGTCGCCGTACCGTTCGATCTGCATTCCGAGGCTGTCGCGGTCCGAGGTGAACTGCGAGGCGCGCCGGGCCAGGGACTTGATGCGGGCGATCGACGTGGTGTTGCCGAGGATCGCCTTCACGCCGGCCGGGACCGAGCCTTCGGCGCCGGTGTCACCGGAGCCGGTCTGCGAGCCCATGATCCGGGAGAGGAAGTCGTCGAACGCATCGAAGGCCGCCATGGCGAGGTCCTCGGACGTGATCGCGGCCGGGCTCCAGTTGAGGTAGCCCGCGGCGACGCCCTCGTTGAGCGGCAGGTACTCCGTGGACTGGCCGGTGAGGGCCTTGTCGAGGCCGTCGAATCCGGCGTCGTCGACGGCGGTGTCGCCGAGGATCAGCTCCTGCTGGAAGCGGGTCCGCATCGAGGTGAGCTTCTGCGCGAGCTGGAAGCTGATCTCGTTGGAGGCGGCCGGGCCGAGGCGAGCCAGCTTGCGGTCGACGGTGAACGCGCCACCGAGCGGGTGCAGCTCGACGGACTTGCGCTCGCGGGTGGCCTGCGAGGGGATGTACTCCTCGTTGAACCGGCGGAACGCCGCCGTGGACGGGGCGAGGAGGCGGGTGTAGCCGTAGGTGAGGGAGCCGCCGCCCGTGCCCGGGGTGACGGTGTCGTCCCAGACGAAGTTGCGCAGCAGCCAACTGTTGCGGCGGAGATTGTCGATGACGGCGAAGTCGATGTCCGCCTGGGTGTTGAGCTGCGCCTGAGCGAGCGTCACGGGCATGGGGTTCTCCCTGAGGGTCAGGTTTGGTATGCGTTCGCGATCGCTCCTGCGAGCGATCCGGAGCGCTTCTTCGCGGCTCCTTCACCGGTGCCGCCGGACAGGTCGCCGCCGGATTTGCCGGCGGTCTGGAGGGCGATGGAGGGGTTGGCCTTCAGCTCGGCCTTGATGAGGGCGTCGAGCTTGTCGCCGAAGCCGTTGGAGTCGGGGTCGAGCTTGCCGAGGGCCTCGTAGAAGGAGCGGCTGTTGAGGAGCGGAGCGACCTTGACGGCGTGCTTCTCGGCGCGGCCATACACGGCGAGTTGGGCGCTGAGATCCTTGATCTTCGCGTCGCGGGCCGTGATTTCCTTCGCGGACTCCTCGGCGGCGGCCGTGCGGCCCCGTTGCTCTGCTTCCTCGACGGCCTTCTCCTGGTCGGTGAGCCGCGCCTTGCGGAGCCTCTCCAGCTCCTCGACCGCGGCCCGGCCCTTGTCGGCCTCGGCCTTGTTCTCCTTGGCGCGCTTCTCCCACTCGCGGGCGTGCGCCTTCCAGTCCTTCTCTTCGCCGGACTGTGATCCGGACTCGCCGGATTCCTGTCCGGACTGCTGTCCGCCCTGGTCAGCCGACTGGCCGGACTCGCGGGACTCGCTCTGTCCGGACTGGCCGGACTCACTGGATCCGGCCTGTCCGCCGGACTCGGATCCGCCTTCGCCCTCGCCGTTGCCACCCGCGATGGCGTAGATCGGCGAGCCGTTGCGGCGGTAGCCGAGTACGTCCAGAGCGGAGTGCGTTGCCAGCGGGTGCCGGAAGGCGCGCGTGAAAGGGACCTGCATGGTGATCTTCTCCCGTTTCGGGTTGCCCGGGCGCCGTGCGGCGGCCGGAAGTCTGATCAAAGACGCCGTCCGATTGGCCCTGTTGGGCTACCGTTTCGGCATGTCTGTAGAGATCAAGTTCATAGGCGCCGACGACCCGTTCCGGTACGAGGACGGGGAGGGGCGCGAGTATCGGTACGTCGTCAACGACAACGGCACCCTCTCGATCTTCGAGAAGGAGGATGGTGGCCACATCACCAAGAAGGAGGCCCCGGTTGCGGTGTACGGTCCCGCTGCTTGGTTCAGCGTGAGTGGAGATCCCTGGTCGACTGCCGACGCCCCACGGCCCAAGGTCCGCGGCTTCTAACGAGCGCCCGTGAGCTGTTCGCGGCGGCTCTTTCGGGGTAGCCCGGTCTCCGCGACCAGCTCACGGACACGTCCCTGGTACTCGCGAACCTTCGCGTTCGCCCGGGTACGCGCGGCGTCGTCCACGGCCCCAGCCGCACGGCGCTTCCACGCCCTGATCTGCCGCTCCAGGTACCGCTGCTGCTGCGTCTGCTCGTACGTTGCCCGCGACGGAGGCTTCGGCCGCGGCCGCGTCAGGCCCGGAAGGTAGATGCTCACCGAGTGGCGGCAGTTCGGGTGCATGAGCCCGGCTGCCCGGGCCTCCGGCAGACTGCCCGCCACGCGGACCCGCACCATACGGCCGTCCTCCGTAGCGTGCTCCAGCTCCACCACCCCGGCCCCGGAGGGGCCCTCGCGCCGCAACACCTTGCCCTCCCATGGCTTGCAGCGGGGGCACTCCTCCGGGGCGTCCGACACCACCACCAGCTCGATCCCGGCAGCAGCGAGCCTGTCCGTGTGTGCTTGCACGGCCGCGCGCCCGACGGCGGATCGGGTGGCCATCTCTACGTAGCTCGTGAGGTTCCACGCGCGCCCAGTCCGGTCCACGAACCCGGTCACGCCCTTGTTCGCGAACTTCGCGAGCGCCCGCGCGGCTGCTTCCCGGCGCGTTGTGGCGCCGAGCAGTGGTGCCGAGGACGCCTCCGCGATCACCTGCCGGTAGACGTCGAGGGCGGTGCGCAGCATCCGCACGTGGGCCGGGCCGGTCTCCTGCACCAGCGCTGCGGCGAGCCGGTCCACGGCGGCCGCCGCGGGTAGCGCTTCGGCAGCGGCGAGCGCCGGGCCGACAGCCAGCGCGCCGAGCTCGGCGACGGCGGCCTGCTGCCCGCGGTCGTACGCGTCGGCGACGGCCTGGTGGATCGCGCCGGCGGCGTCGACCTGGAGTACGGCGATGATCTCCTCGATCGCCGTGCGCAGGTTGCCGATCGCCGCAAGCTTCAGGTCCGTCCACAGCGGGGAGTTGAGTCCCTCAGCGAGTGCGCGCGTGACTTTCTCGATCAGCGCCAGCTCGGCCTGCTCGTACAGTGTCGAGACGGCGGCCGCGAGATCCTCGGCCATGTCGGGGCTGACCGGCATGAGTCACCCCCGCTACTCCTCGGCTGTCTCGTCCTTCGCCTCGGCGTCCTCATCCGCTTCCTCGGCTGGCAGCTCCTCCTCGAAGGCTGGCCGGTCCGCGCCCAGGGTGAGAGGGTCCTCGACGAGGCGGCCGGTCTCCTTCTGGATCCGGCGGACCTCCTCCTTCTGTGCCTTCTCGTCCCAGTCCGGGTGCAGGAGGGCGACCTTCACCTCGGTCGACGCGGCCTCCGCCTGGCTCATCAGGGCCGTGGTCTCGGCAAGGGTCTTGATGTCGTCCTGCACGCTGTCCTGGAACTCGACGTCCGGCCGCTCGACCTCGACATCGCTGTAGCCGGGGAACATGCCCGACGCCAGCACCATGAGGTAGGCCTCGGTGATGTCGGCGATTCCTACAACGCTCAGCTCGGCCTTGCGTGCGCGCGTGCTCATGCTGCGCGCCGCGCGCGCCTTGATCTCCGTGGCGGTCGCCGCGGGGCCGTCCCCGTCGTCGCCGAACGTGCTGCCGGAGTAGCCCGCGTTGCGGACGACCTTGCCTACGAGCTCCTCGATCGTGGCCCGGTGCTCCTCGTGTCGGATGAGGAACTGGTTCAACGTGATCTGCTGCTCGCTGGTCGGCGGCACGTTCATCGGGGCGTAGACCTCGCGGTCCTCCCACACTGCGCCCGTGCCCGGCCCCGTCGCCAGGAGGTAGCCGGCCGGAACGATGATCCGCGATTTGGCGAGGCGGATGTCCCGCATCCACGACGTGTACGTCTCGTCGATCGCCGACAGGAACGTCTCCGCGCCCTGATAGTCCGACGTGCCGAGGCCAGCCGCGCCGGGGATGTCCCGCCAGTCCGGCGCCACCATGGTGTTGGGGATGTACGAGACGAGGAGCTTCTTCTCCATCCCGGCAGGCAGTTGCCGCACCGGCTGGAACGCCTTCGTCTGCTCAAACTCCTCCAGCCCCCGCGGCTTGCCGAGGTTGTCCTCAGTGCCGTCGTACACGCCGTGCAGCACGTAGCCGGGCTCGTGCCGCTCCAGGTGCCGGACGACGCGCTGCCCGTCGACGAGAATCACGGTCCAGAACGTGACGGCCTTCAGCCGCTCCCCATGTGCGAACTCCGGTGCAGCGCCGTCGGCGTGGACGACACCAATCCACGGCCGGTCGGTGATCTCGATGTCCCACACGATCCGCAGGTACGCCCCGCCGAGCGCGGCCCCGGACTCGCCGGCGGCGATGAGGGTCCGCTTCAGCCCGGAGTCCATCAGCTCTTCGAGTCGCTCCTGCGTGGTTGTGTTCTCTGCCTTCAGGGTGGGCGGCTCGGAGTACAGCAGGTCGCTGCTGGTGCGGGCGATGTCGCGGGCGAGCGGCATGTGCAAGTTGGCGCGCTTCTCGCCGAGGGGGGTGGGCTCGCCCCAGAACCAGCGGGCCACGCGACCGACCATGCCGCCGCGGTACTGCGAGGGCCGGTTCTCAGCGGGCCCGAAGCGGGCGCTGTCACGGTGCCGGTTGCGGTAGCGGTAGGCCAGACGATCCGGGTTCGCCGAGAACCAGGCTGCCCAGTCCTCCATGTCGGCGCGGATCGCGGGGTGGATCGGCGGCCACGCGATGTTCTTCTCAGGGAGCGGCATCACCCACCTCCTCCCGTGCGGCAGCCTCCATCGCGTCCGCGGTCTCTCGCAGGGCCGCAGCGATGTCCAGGACGGTCAGGGTGACCTTGCCGTCAGGGCCAGCTGACAGCTCGATCTGTCCGATCTCCATGGCGGAGCCGCTGCCGATCGACAGGTACACGGGGATGGACAACGTCGCGGCCATCAGGCAGCCACCTCCAGCGATGTCATCGGCAGCAGGTGCCGCCACTCATTCACCGAGCTGTGCAGCCCGTACCGCAGACCGTCCACGCTGTGGTCGTCGACCTTCAGCGGCTGGTCGATGCCCTTCTCCGAGGCTTTCGCGTCCCAGACGTACGCCGGGAGTTCCTCCAGCAGGCCGGTGCACGAGCGGTGGATGGACAGGATGTTCTCGCCGAACGCCGTCGACACAGACCGGATGCCGTCCTTCACCTCGTTGTCGGCCTTCGCCACACCCGGGACGCCGTCCGACCAGAGCTGTGTCATGAAGCTCGCGGCGCTCGGGTCCACGAAGATCCAGCTCGGCTGGACGCCTTTCTGCCCGCGGTGCTCGTACGACGACAGCCACCGGCGCACGCCGAGGCTGTACTGCGCGTCCGTCAGCTGCCGCTTCGCCACCCGCGAGTCGTGCCGGTATTCCGAGGCCACGTACATGCGGCTGTCGGCGCCGATGCCGACCAGGAGCGCCGCGAAGGGGTTCACGGTGCCGTAGTCCAGGCCCACGCACATCCACCGTGAGATTTCGGGGAGGAGGTCCACGACGTGCCGGGACTCGTCGAAGCTGTCGTAGATCACGCCTTCGGCCAGGCACCACTCGCCGAGGATGTATCGCTTGAAGAACAGACCCTGATGCGAGCGCTTCAGCGAATCCACGTACGCGGCCGGCAGCGTCGGGTTGTCGTCGAGGACGAAGCTGAAGCGGGCCACGTCCAGGGCGGCCGGGTCCTGCGATTCCAGCAGGGTCCCGTCACGCCGCAGGTGCAGCCGGGCCCGGTCGAGGATCTGCTTCTTCAGCCAGTGGTTCGGGCCCTCCGGGTTGGTGGTGCCGAACCACTGCGCTCCCTCGACGCTGAGCCGGGTCTCCAGCATCTGGAAGAAGGTTTCCGGGTAGGTCGTCACCTCGTCGAGGTACGCCCCGGCGAGGGTGAGGCCCTTGATCTTGTCGGCGGCCCGCTCGTCGTTCGCGCCGGCCACGTAGATCACGCGGCCGAGGATGGTGACCTCGCCCGCGCCCGCGCGGTAGTCGCACCGCTTCTTGCCGAGCATCTGCACCATCGGGTCGATGATGTTCCGCTTCAGCGTGCGCTCGGTCTTGCCGACCATGAGGAGCGCGCCTGGGGGGCCGGTGCGGATGTAGCGGATCCACACGATGATTGAGCTGATCGTCTTGGACGACCGGACCGCACCTTCCCACAGATTGCCGCGCGCGGCCGCCAGCTGCGTGGAGCGAAGTGCCTTGCCAGCGAGGGGCTTGAACATCGCTGCCCCCTCACTGGTCGGGCATCATCCCCCTCAGCCACGCGTCCACCGCCGCCAGGCCCTCCAGGTCTTCACGCTCCGGCGGGACGAGCTTCAGCGACTTCTCGATGGCGATGCCGGCCGCGGCCATGAGCGCCTTCTTCGCGTCGGCCGGGGGCTCGTCGACGTCGTGGTCGGTGTACGTGTTGGCGCTGCCGCCGATGTTGAAGACCTTGGCTGGCTGCCAGAGTTGTTCGGTGAGCTGCTCGGCGTCGCCCTGCAGGGCCTCGGCGAGGATGACGCGCCGCTCCTCGAGGTCGGCCTTCCGCGCGCGGGTGGCTTCCTCGGTCATGGTGCGGTCGAAGGTGAGGCCCATCTTCGCGGCCTGCACGCTGATGGTTCGCTGTGCTCGGCCGGTGATGCGGGAGATCTCGTTGCGGCCCTTGCCCTCGGCGTGCAGCTCGCGGATGCGTTGGAGCTCGGCCTCGGTGACCGGGTTGGTGTTCTGGTTGGCCACGGTGCACCTCCTCGCGGGCATGCGAAGGCCCGGCCGCGGGACGGGGCGGCCGGGCCGGTTCGTGGTGTCGGTCAGACCTTGCAGAAGCCGATGCGCGACAGGGCCTGGTTGATCTGCTTGCCCTGGTCCTCGGTCGTCGTGACGTCCCGGTACGTGAAGCGCTCGGCGGCCCAGTGGTCCAGGCGCTGGCCGTCACGGTTGAGCGCGCCGCACTGGTTCTGCGCGGCGCTGATGGCCTTGTCCTCGTGCTTCACGATGGCGGGGTTGACCGCGGCGAGGGCCTTGAGCAGCTCTGCACGCTTCGCGCCGGTGGGCTCCGGCGGGATGCCGGCGTCCTTCAGCAGTTTGTCCCTCTGGTCCTGCGTGAGTTCGCGGGCGCTGGCGGATTCCTTGGGTTTCGCATTACTGGCCTCGTCGGTGCCGTTGCACGCGGCGAGTGCCAGTGCGGCGATGGCTACGGCTGCGACGGTGTGGCGGAGTTGCATGTTCCCCCCTGGAGCTGTTGCTGAGGGGGCATCATGCCGCATCTGGTGCGATCGTTTCCGGGCATGCCAGATCTGCGGCCCATGGTGAGGCACGATCGGCTGAAACGTCAAGCACGGTTCAGGTTGGCCGCGCGCGGAAAGCGCGAGGCCCCACCGTCCACGGGGGAAGACGGTGGGGCCTCGGCTCCAGTGTGGCAGGCGGTCAGTCGAGGGGCAGCCACTTCGTGACGGTGACTTGCCGCTCCTCGACTTCGACGGCCTCCACCGTGTCTCCGTACCAGCCGTGCTTGTCGGGCATGCCGCCGCCGACCTCGAAGTCGCCGAGCTCCAACTTGGCTTCGTAGTCCACCGCGTACGTCTTGCCGTCGTCGGGCGCGCGGAACACGCAGCGCCGCCGCGCCGTGTACTTCAGCACGGCCACCTGCTCGTCCGCGAGGACGTGCTCGTCGTACTCGATGGCGCGAGGGTTGTCCGGTGGGACGTTGAGGGCGGCGAGCTCAGCGATGGTGAAGTGTCGGGTCGGCATGGCGTCAGTGTCCCTTCTTCGGCGTGCCGGGGACGGGCTTCGGCTTGGTCTTCACCCAGCCACCGCGCTGCGACGAGTACGTCGTCTCGTGCCCCTTCAGGCGGGGGTCGTCGGGCTCGATGGGCTTCTTGAATCCGAGTGCCATGATGGCGGTCCTGTCTCCTCGTTGGGATGGGACCGGGGCGGCCGGACGACTTGGCGGAAGGACGGTCGCCCCGGGGTAGATGGGCCGGTAGATCCGGCGGTAGACGGCGGTAGATGAGCCGGTAGACGTGCAGGTCAGGCAGCGGTAGACGCCTCGGTAGACGTCTCCTGGGCGGCGGCCGGGGAAGGGGCTTCCAGGTCCCTCCGACGCACCCCCCACGTGGGCACGCCGGCCACCTTCACGCGGGGGTCGTGGGGCACCTGGAGGCGGGCCAGATGGACGCGCAGATCGGTGACCGTACGGCCCTCCCACTGGCCGTGCTGCTGAAGGTGGGCGAGGACCGTGCGGAGGTGCACCGCGGAGGCGTCCCCCATGACGTCGAGGAGCAGCCGCCGAACGGCCTCCGCATCGGGGGCGGCGGGGGCCTCCTCCTCGGGGGCTTCGTCGGCCGCTTCGGCGCGGGTCTTTCCGGCCCGCCACGCGGCGAGGAGCCACCCCGTGGACAGCAGCCACAGCAGGGTCGGCACCGCGCGGATGAGCCGCCACAGCAGGTACAGGCCCAGGGTGAGGATGGCCAGGCGCAGCCAGCAGCCGAGCGCGGCCCGCCAGCCGGTGAGATCCTCGCGCCGGCCGCGGCGGATCCACGCGGCCAGGCGGCCGCCCAGGCGGTGCGTGACGGCCGCGGATCCGCTGGCGATTCGGTCGGCTACGCGTACGAGGCGGTTCACAGGATGCCTGCTCCTTGTACTGCCGCGACCACGCCGTCCCCTGCCGCGTTCAGTGCGCCGGGCAGCCAGGCCAGGGCGCCGGCTACGCCCGCGGTGAGGCACAGGGCGCTGCCGACGTAGGCGCCGCCGAGGATGCGGCGCTTGTCCTTCTTCCCTGCCTCCTTGTAGGCGAGGACGACGAGGGTGACGGCGATGACGACGATGACCGCTCCGGTTGCGCCGAGGCCGACGAGCTGCCCGGAGGTGAGTCCGGCGGCGGAGTTCGTTCCGGTGAGGGCCTGTCCGGCGCGCTCTCCGGCGCCGTTGCCGACCGTGGCCGAGCGGGAGTGGGCCCAGCCGAGGATGCCGCCCGGGCAGGCGGCAGCACAGACTGCGGCAGCGAACCCCTTCCCGAAGGAGGCGAGTTGCTTCATCTCTCGGCCGCCGCGATACCAGGGGTACAAGTTGCAGGTCAGGATGATCAGGGCGAGGAGCAGGCCGCCCAGGGTGAGCGTGGACGTGGCGGTCACAGGTCGACTCCGGTCAAGGCGAGGATCGGGTCCCACCAGTGCAGGACGCCGAAGGCGCCGAGACCGGCGGTGACGAGGAGGAAGCGGGGGACGGCGCGGCCGGTGTGCCGGTCCAGGCCCCAGGCCGCAGCAACGGCGACGCCAGCGATGACGTAAGCAGCGCCGATGCCCGCCTCCGTGCGGGCCTGGTGGACGGTGTGGGACCAGATGCCGACAGGGCTCTGCCCGCCGGCCCAAGGGGTGAGGGCGGCGCCGAGCGCGACGGCCATGCGCCACGTGGCGAGGCGGTCCCACACGCGCTCCCAGAGGCGCGGAGACGGTTCCGGATCGGGCTCCGGGCTGGTCAGGACGATCTGGTGGACGTGGCGGACTTCGACGATCCGGGGTTCCGGATCGGGCGGAAAGGGCACCGGAGCAGCCGTGGCGGGCGGTGGTGGAGGGGGCGGCGG